GGAGGAGGAGGAGGGGGCGGGGAAGGATGGGGGGCCGGTGGGGAAGGTTGGGGAGCCGGTGGGGAAGGTTGGGGAGCCGGTGGGGAAGGTTGGGGAGCCGGTGCCCGAGGGGAAGAAGAGGATGAGAGAAATGGAGAATTTACCAAATAAAAAGATAAAGATAAAGAATAATGATGGAGGGACGGAGGAGGAGGAGAAGGAGGAGGAGACAGGATACTATGGCTCAGAAGAGGAATCCGATGGCTCACAAGACACAATTGGCGGTAGAAAAAAGGTATTTTATTTAAGGTCAAAAAAAACTTATAAATCTAACAAGTCAAAAAAAACTTATAAATCTAACAAGTCAAAAAAACATAAAAAAAAGGGTAAAAAAGGTAGAATTACAAAAAAAGGTAGAAAACAACGAAAAACATTAAAAAGACATAGAATATAATTTATAATGGTAATTTTAGTCATTGGCAATGACTATTTCATTGAATGATGAATTATATAATTATATCGACATATTTTAATTGCATCATTTTACGTCCTTTAAAAAAACCATACAATACATATAATAAAAAACCGTTCAATCGTATGTATATTTATTCCTGTAATTAAATCAATCAAAATATAATTTATGTCGTGTAAAATATATTTTAATAAAATGGGCATTTTAAATAGAAAAAAGTTAATAATTATTACTAATACATTTGTACGGTTTAATATATATATCGCATAGAACTACAATCTAATCTATCTATAATCTACAATTTAAACGCCAAAGTCGCGACACTTAGTTGTCGTCAGAATCGTCGCTGTCAACTCTGTCGGCCCAGTTGACACATTGCTTCTTTTGCATCTCGCGCGGTTGCGGCTTTTCCTGGTGCGTCTCTTCTTCAGTAGAGGAGAGGTCTATCAAATCGGGTGGTTGGTCCTTCGCGTCCGCCTCGCACGACTGCGGTTCGTCCTCTTCAGATGAAGTGCCATACGACAAACCGCTGAACGCGTTCTTCTTTGTCATAAGGGTTGACTTGTTATTCGTATTTGAGTTATTATCCACGGTCTTCTTGTATATAGCGGCTTTCTCTGCTCGTAGAGATTTCTTGAGCACCCGGCAAAATGAGACGGTGTGTCCGGTCTCACCGCAATGACTGCACAGATTGTTGAGAAGAGTGGGACAAGTTACGGTGACTATCCCATAGAAGTTGGGCAAACTTCTAACCCAGTGGCTCGAATACACAGATTCCGGCTGTTTGGCGTCAAAACACACCTTGCAGAAAGGCTTCTTAGCTGGGCGCGACATTTTAATAAAGGGTTAAGATATTAAAAGGGTAATAAATGCTTATGCGCTTCAAAATGTTTGAATGTGATATGCATTCTATTTTGGGAGAAAAAGTATTTCAATTTTTTAATTATAAGGGTTAAAATCGAGTTACTAAATATTTATAATATATAATGGAAATACATAGCAATTAATTCGGTCACTTGCTATGTATTGTAGCGTATAAATATTTAGTAATAACTAAAATAGATATTTAAAGTAAAAAATTGAGAGAAAAAAGTATTAAAATTTCGATTAATACTTTATTTAACCAACAACAATTTTAAAAGAAAATGGCTGGCGTTGTCCAGAATGAATCTTTACCCAAAGGTTCAATTGACTTGCGTATGGAACGATTTACTAAATACCTTGACCACTCGAATATGGCTCATAAACCGTATCAATACGACGGAGTGCGCAAGTGTCTGATTAATGAGATTAGCCCCGACCCGTTGTGGGGTGTTCGAGGTGGATTTATTGCCGACGAGATGGGTCTAGGAAAAACGATAATGATGATTGGATTAATGTATTGCAATTTTATGCCGCATACACTAATTGTGTTGCCGCCTATTCTGGTCGATCAATGGTTCATTCAAATATATAAGACGACAGGACATAAGGCTCTTGTCTTCCACGGCGAAGATAAGAATACAATAACTATAGAAAATCTTAAACGTGCGCCTATAGTCATTACCACTTATGGAGCGGTTACACTATCTAAGAAACAACTTAACAACAAATGTCTAACTCTTTTACATCGAATAGCTTGGTCCCGAATTATTTTCGATGAAGGCCACCACTTGCGCAACTCAAACACGACTAGATACACGAGTGCTCGTCTATTACAAGCTGGAACAAGATGGCTTGTTTCTGGAACTCCAATTCAGAATAAAAAGTCAGATTTCTATAGTTTGTGTGCTATAATTCGTCTTCCAACAAAATACTATACTGACGATAAAAATTTACAAATACTCTCTCGGGCCTTTGTACTGAAGAGAACCAAACCGTCCGTAGGCATTCAAATGCCCGACCTGGTCATCGATACAAATATAGTCAAATGGTTGTCGCAAAAAGAAATGAATTTGGCTGAAGAGATCCATTCCACATTGTTGTTTAGTCGGGTTGATCCATCCAAGGGGGTGAACAAGCTTATTGTCAATGCTTTTGGTGGCAACGGGCCTCTACCGCTTATGTTAAGAGCAAGGCAGGTTTGCATTTACCCGAAATTAATGGTCAAGCAACTCGATAAGCTCGTAAAAAAAGGCGTAATAGGCGACTATGATTCATACAAAGAAGCATTTAAACATAGTAGCAAATTGGATGCGGTAGTCAATTATATTCTGGAACGGAAAGGTAACGGATGTGGTAAGATTATCTTCTGTCATTTCCGGGAAGAAATCGACGAAGTCGCAAAGCGTTTGATTGATGGAGGCATGAAAAAAGTCGTCACTTTCGACGGCAGAACTAGTAATGCGAAGCGTTATGCCATTCTTAACGAGAAAAATGAAGCATTAGTTCTACAAATTCAAACCGGCTGCGAAGGCTTAAATTTGCAAGAAAATTATAGTGAAATATACTTCATATCGCCTCATTGGAACCCTTCAGTCGAAGACCAAGCCATTGCGAGATGCCATCGTATTGGACAGACCAAGTCGGTCTATGTTCATCGTTTCGAGATGTGTGCGTTTGACAAGGCAAAGGAAGATGTATCAAATATCACAACTTTAACAATTGATAAATATGTTGGCAATGTTCAGAATGGTAAGCGTTTTATTGCAAATGATATTATACAATAGAAATGTAAATTTTAATAAAATGAAAAGTGAGATCATGGCGGTCGACAACTTTTTTCTAACGAAAATCGTATCTTTAAGTTGTTTATATTTAAATATTTCAAAATAACTTAAAAGAAAAATCAAAACGTACTTGCCTTGTTTTTTGTAGAGAGAATTAAAATTGAAAATAATTTTACAAATTAGATTAAATTATAATAATAACAAAGACATCGTTTAAAATGTTTATTGAATCCAGCCAATATTCTAAGTCCGGGGATATTCTCCAACATGTAATTATTGTCATTAATACAGAAGAGAAAAATTTGCTGTCTGTCTCGAGAGAAAATAATAATATAAAATTGATCTCTCCCTCGAGAGAAAATAATAATATAAAATTGATGTCTAACTCCCCGAACCCTCATAATAAATCTTGGTTAGAGATAATGGAAATGGTGTAGAACAGCGATATAGAATTATTTATAAGTTGTTGTAAAAATTATATGATGTACTGTATTACACCTTTTTACATTTCAAACGCCGATTATTCATTATAAAATTGATTTAAATATAAATGATGTAATTATATTAAACCTAAAATGAATACATTTACAGAAAATGAAAGTTATAAACATAAAATGGCAAAGGAAGTATTAAAAGAATGGTTTGGTGGTGGTAACTATATAGGCGATGTTGGTTCAACACCAAATAGAAAATGTGGTGTTTGGTTCGAATATCCAATTGTAAAAACAGATGAATATAATTCAATAGAACATAACTGGGATGAACTTTTAACAAATCCAAAAATACCAAAAGAAATGGACCCAGATTCTCACGAATATGATAATTTACAGAGTGAATATGTCCCTACATATGACGAATGTATTAGTTTAGGTATATATCCAAAACGAGTAATTGATGTTGTTTTAACTCATAAAGGCATTCCTCTTTGGTTTATAGAGATTTGTCATAAAAATCCATCATCACAAGAAAAAATAAATGAACTTAAAATGTTAGGTGTAGAAAATCTTATTGAAATAGATGCTGAATGGATTATGAAACAAACAAAAGAACCAATTAAATTAAAATACAAACAGTTAATTTAGTCGGCGATTGAAATGTAAAAAGGTGTAAATGATACATATAGTCTTTTTTTATTAATTATTAATTCGTCCATGTTAAAAGACGACTCGAAAAAGGTATAAATGGAACCCCTGCAATATTAGTTATACGTATAGCAGCAGCAGTCAGCAACTTCGTTTCGCCATACCGATGCACCGAGTTAGACATTCCATATCGGCGAGATCCCGAATTTAAAGTACACAGCTTATATTATGTATCACTACTATGTTATATAATTTCAAATAAAATAGTGGAAGTAAAATTAGAGAGAAAATACAAACCAATCCACCCAACATTTATAGTTATGGTATGAATGTTGGGTGGATTATGAATTCTCTCTATTCACGATTTAACTTTTTCAAATAATATAACCATTATGTATTTGTTCATGATATAGAGCATCAAATACTACAATATTAACACGTTTTATACCTTTGGAAATTTAAAACGCCGATTTTTAGTTAAAATAATATTTATCATTTTTAACTCTTTTAGTTTAACTCTTTTAGTTAAAAATGAGTTAAACCATAAAAATGTTTAGTAATAGTATAGAATGACAAAATATACTTGCGAACGATGTTTGAAAGAGTTTTCTCAAAAATCTCACTACGATAAGCATGAACAGAACAAAAGACCTTGTCAAGATAATAAAGGAAAAATAGAAGAAGCTGTTGATGATATTATTAATAAAAAATTGAGTTTAAATAATACTGAAAATCAATTAATACATTCAATTATGAGTAAAAACCAATTAGGACAATTTTATACAACAAACTATGAATATATTCTTTCAAATATGGAAATACCAAGTAATATTAAAACAATTGTAGAACCGTTTGTTGGTAATGGTGATTTACTAAATTTTATAAAAAATAAAACTAATTATAATTTAGAAATTTATGATATAGATCCTAAAATTACAAATACAATAAAACGAGATACATTAACGAACCCTCCTGATTATACTGATAAATTTATATTAACTAATCCACCTTATTTGGCAAGAAATAAAAGCAAAACAAAGGATTTATATGAAAAATATAAATGTAATGATTTATATAAATGTTTTATAATTAATATAATCGCAAATGTTTGTCAGGGAGGGATTATTATTATACCTCTAAACTTCTTGTCGTCAATAAGAAAAAGTGATGTCGAATTAAGAAAACAATTTTTAGAAAAATATACAATGCAAATTGTTAATATTTTTGAAGAACAAGTATTTGATGATACCAGTTATGCTGTATGTAGTATATATTTTGTAAAAAAACATAATGAAATAAATCATATCCAAACCTATATTTATCCTTCAAAAAAAGAAATAAATATTTGTTTAACTTCTGAAAATAACTATACCATAGGAGGGGAGATTTATAATCTTCAACAAAATCCAATATATAAAGTTCAAAGAGCAACTAAAGAAACAAATAAAAATATGACAAATATTTTACTAAAATGTATTGATGATAATAAAGATAGTCAATTAGGGTTTAGAATTGTTAGCGATGAGGATAGATACATTGATACAACTGACAAATTATCAGCACGTAGTTATGCTACACTTGTTATTAATATCCCTATTACATTACAACAACAACAACAATTAGTTGATAAAATGAACGAATATATAAAGGACCAAAGAGAAAAATATAATTCTTTATTCCTAACTAATTATAGAGAGAGTAATTCAATTGCTAGAAAGCGTATTTCATTTGATTTAGCATTCAAAATATGTAATTACATGCTTTCATCTATATAATATGTGCTAATCATATATTGTTGAAATTCTATATGATTGAAAACCATTACATTATTTACATTCCTATATTTTTCTTTTATTCTCGTGAATTTTGTTATTAAATCTGTGTCGATTAATACAATCAGAATTTCGGCTGATCCTGATTTATAGTTTTTCCACCATTCTGCGATTATATCCATCTCCTCAAATACATTATCTTGGTGTCCACCGTTTCCATAAGCAACCTTTGCAGCAATAAATCCATTAAACTTGCCCGAAATCTTACCATCAAATGATTTTAGACAACAATCCTTTTGAATTTCTTTTATTTTCATTTCATTTTTTGATACGATGGACCCGTCTTTTGTTGGTCTAAATTCTGTAACGGTTAAATTATTAATCGCCAATCCACATTTTTCCGCAGTTATATTACATGTTCTTAGTTGCTCGGTTTCATCTTTACTACCTTGTCTTGTTGCGTTTTTAGAAATAAGCCTAGAACTCAATTTAGCAAACAATTCATCTTTTTTACATTTCAATAAAAACTCTCCTTCGGAAAGGTTTAAATCTTCGAGGGTTCTTTCATACTCTTTACGATTAATATTTTCGTAAAGTGTGTTTAAATCACCTTTTCTCAAGCTGTCATATACAATTTTATTATTATTATTTTGTCTAACTACCCTTATATCTTTAAAATTTTGCTCAATCGGTTGGGGTGTGGAATATTCCATTGTGAGATGTTGTTTCTTTCTCTTCACACCGATAATTATATCAATTTTATTCAAATCTGACCACCCACAGTCTATACTATAAATTGTTCAACACTTGAGGATTATTTATATCAAAATAAGAACTACATGCAAACTCGTCAAATATTTCAGTGCCATACAACAATTATAATGCGTTCGCTAAATAAGTATAACACAAATAAAATTTAAAATAAAAACTAACTATACACAGTTGGAGTTTTAAATTTCAAAATGTGTATAAAATATATCCTTTATTTCACGTTCGAATCAAATAACTCACACAAAAGTGTAATGTAAACCATGCAATATTAACTATACTTCTAGCAGCAGCAGGCAACTACTGGGAAACCGCCACACCGATGCCCTTGTGGACCCGCCACACCGATGCCCTTGTGGAACCGCCACACCGATGCCCTTGTGGACCTGCAGCAAAAAATTATTATTTTACTAATTTTACACATCATTTAATACGCTAATTACACATCATTTAATACGCTAATTACACATCATTTAATACGCTAATTACACATCATTTAATACGCTAATTACACATCATTTACTCATCATCATATTCATCCTCTGATTCCTCCGCCTGTTCGAACACGATTTTGTTGGAGGTATCGTTCCATTTACCCACAACAACCTGCTCGCTCTCATTGGTATACTTGTTGTAATCGTAAATAATACCCGTCTTCTTCGATTTCAAGTATTTCTTGCCTTCGAATTCGATCTTCTTTACGACATCCGCCTCCTCTTCCTTCTCCTCGACAGCATCTTCTTCCTTGTCCTCGACAGCATCTTCTTCCTTGTCCTCGACAGCATCTTCTTCCTTGTCCTCGACAGCATCCTTTGCCTGTTCGAACACGATTTTGTTGGAGGTATCGTTCCATTTACCCACAACAACCTGCTCGCTGTCATTGGCATACTTGTTGTAATCGTAAATAATACCCGTCTTCTTCGATTTCAAGTATTTCTTGCCTTCGAATTCAATCTTCTTTACGACATCAGGCTCATCCTCTTCCGGATCTGTCGCAGCCTTCTTTTCCTTCTTGGACAATTTGGCTTCCTTTTCCTTCTTTTGGCTCTCGCGAGCTAAGCGTTCGTCTTCCTTCTTTTGCTTTGCGAAGGCCTTTTCCTCAGCAATCTTTGTCTTCGCCGCTTCCTTCTCTACTCGAGCCGCTTCCTTCGCCGCTTCCTTCTCTACTCGAGCCGCTTCCTTCTCTACTCGAGCCGCTTCCTTCGCTGCTTCCTTCGCTAGTCGAGCCGCTTCCTTCGCTGCTTCCTTCGCAGACTCCTTCGCAGACTCCTTCGCAGACTCCTTCGCAGACTCCTTCGCAGACTCCTTCGCAGAGTCCTTCGCAGAGTCCTTCAAAGTGTCTACTACCTCCTCATTTGCCTCTGCAACTAGAAGAGCGAACAGATCCTCGTCATTTCCTTCGATTTCGACCACTTTCTGCAACTTCTTAGGACGACCCTTTGATCCCTTTTCAATGTTTGTCTCCTTCAAAACCTTCGGTCTCCCGCGCTTTTCTTCCTCGGGCACATTGAAATGAGACCGGTCAATATTTACGTTGTACTTACCTGCTTCCTCAAGAACCATCTCCTGAGTAATTTTATATTTCTTCATTACCTTCGGGTAAGCTATCGGCTTACGTCCCTTGGGGTCGACATACTCGAAGATACCCACAGCGCTGCGTTGCTGAATAGTACCATATTCCGGAGTTTCTCCACCCACTTTCTGCATATTCCTAGCACAACCCTTGCAGTAGGAAGACGAACCGACTTTTTCACCAGTACATTGGGTATACAACCCGTTATTCTGGCGAAGTGCCGAGCACAACTCTTCGTTCACTTCGCCGTTGTAAGGCAGAGGAAACGACGCCTTGGGGGGGCGTACCTTCGCAATTTTTTCTACTGCAATCTTCTTCGCCCGCGGGGCGCGTTCTAGCTTAATCATATCCAATCCTAGCAGAAGAATCGCTTCTTCGGCATCGAAATTAAATTTTTCAGCCAGTGCGTGAACACAACGAAGAGACACATCTTGGGCCGCATTCACCAATTGACGGTTCAATTGGTCGCTTACATACAGTTGAGCGTTAAAGAGAGAACCCGACATTTTCAATTCGATATATTTTAAATAAATTACTTTGGGGGAATTATATACATTTCATCTTACCAAACAAAAGTATTTCAATTTTTTTTTATCCTCCTTATTTTTACAATTACTAAAAATTTATATTTTAAAATACCGCCTGCAAAATAGAGGGAACATATCCGCCAGCCCGATGCCTTGCAAAATAGAGGGAACATATCCGCCAGCCAGGTGCCTTGCAAAATAGAGGGAACATATCCGCCAGCCAGGTGCCTTGCAAAATAGAAGGAACATATCCGCCAGCCCGATGCCTTGCAAAATAGAGGGAACATATCCGCCAGCCAGGTGCCTTGCAAAATAGAGGGAACATATCCGCCAGCCCGATGCCTTGCAAAATAGAAGGAACATATCCGCCAGCCAGGTGCCTTGCAAAATAGAAGGAACATATCCGCCAGCCAGGTGCCACGAGACCAACCAGCTACCTAAAATATATTTAATACGGGGTAAATATATTTTTTTAGTTCGCCAAATTTCAGCTGTTTATATTTTAAAATTGAAATACTTTGTTTCGTAACATCAAACGCATATTTAACTATCACCAAAATGACCGCAGTCATCCAGAGCCTTTACTTTCCTCACGTGGAGAAAAATTTTGATGCCAACTATATCGCTCAAGTCATGAGCAAACATAAGTTGGCTAAGGTAAGTAGTGTTCATATAGAACCCTATGAAATTACTAATCAACAACAACCCAAACTCTATAACCGCGCCTATGTACAGATACACGAATGGCAGCAAGGAGCCGCCGCCCACGCATTCATACGCGCGCTTCACAATCAAAACGTCGAAACACGCCTCGTTCACAGCGACGACAATTGGTGGGCCGTCGCTATTAATCCACACTCACCATAGAACATACAACATACAACATATTTTGTAACTTATTTAATTATTCTAAAGTTGAGCCATTTGGCATATATACTTTACACATTTTTTTACACATTTTTTTTTACTAAACGTTTAGTTCTGGAATACTGAAAGTTTCCCCGGTTTTTATATATTTTGCTATTATCTTTGGATTAAATTCATTTTTAATTATGTCAACCGTATCATAGACATTGTTAAATTTATCAATATAATAAACAATACCTTGAATATCTTGTACCCAAACTTCAACCTTTGTTGTATTTATTTTTGGTTCATCAGGTGTTTCCATTATACCGTGAGGGGTTCCCTTCATATGTGTTCCACAATATTCGCTTTCGTCCTTTCTACGTCTCGTGCATTGTTCGCTCGAAGCCCGTTTCGCACAGCATCGGTCATAAATAGGAACAAAATTTTTTACACGTTTCCTTTTTTGAAAATCGTCCTTATTAAATGACAGTCTGTCATGATCATAAATATATTGTAAAAGTTGGGTTGATTTAATATCGCCCGACAATCCCAATTGAGTGGCCTTTTCTCGAATACTGTCTTTAAACTCCGTAATATATGTTTCTGCTTTCTTGTTAAGACGTCTTTCCATTTTCTTTATATTGTTATAATATATTGTTTTATCTTTAGTTCAATTTTTTATAATATTAATATTTAACTTAAAGAGAACTATCGTTATTATGGTGTATCTTGTTTTGTATCTTGTTTTGTATCTTGTTTTGTATCTTGTGTTGTATCTTGTGCTGTATCTTGTGTTGTATCTTGTGTTGTATCTTGTGTTGTATCTTGTTTTGTATCTTGTGCTGTATCTTGTGTTGTATCTTGTGTTGTATCTTGTGTTGTATCTTGTGTTGTATCTTGTGTTGTATCTTGTTTTGTATCTTGTTTTGTATCTTGTGTTGTATCTTGTGTTGTATCTTGTGTTGTATCCTGTGTTGTATCCTGTGTTGTATCCTGTGTTGTATCATGTGTTGTATCCTGTGTTGTATCATGTGTTGTATCTTGTGGCGTGTTTCGTGGCGTGTTTTGTGGCGTGTTTTGTCCTGAATCTAGGTCTGAATCTAGGTCAGTATCTAGGTCAGTATCTCGTATAAATTTTACATTATCAATATATACATCGGGTTCTGTATTATTAATAATTAAATCACACGATTTATTTATACCCGAAAATATTTTCTGTAATTCAGCAGGTTCTAACATATCTTTATTTCCATTCAGCTGCTTATTTGTGGTATTCTTACATATTTTTAACATATTTGTAAGTTTATTAACATTTTTTTTAAATACATTTTTATAATTTCTTTTTTCTATATTACTTGAAGTTAAAGTTAACATATTGTCGTAATTGTCGTTTAATAATAAATTTTGAGTATTACCTCCAATATTTAATTCATTTATATTAGAGTTTATATCTTGCTCTATATTTACACTCGCGTTTGTTACACTGCTATCAACATCACTGTTAGTCTCTGACCCGATTGATGTTTTAAGGTCTTTCAATAATTCTTTACCAACGCAATTATGTTTAAATTCATCTATTAATTCCTTTTTCTTGGTTTTACTTATCTCAACCGAATCGTCAAATTTAATATCGTTAGTAATATGTGTATACATAAGTTGGATTTTATTACTAAAACGTTGAAGATATTTAGAGTGTAACTTATGAAAAAAATCAACATAAGCAATAAACATTCCTAATTTTTCTCTCATAACAGACAAATTGAAATTAAATGTTGTAATAAAATTATCAATATTAAGCCCAATTTTTTGTTTTGTTTTATGAATCATAAGTTCATTTTCTTTTTTATTAAGTATTGAATTAATAACGGCAAGTAAATTTAAAATATTTTCGTGTATATCTAAAATTATTTCAAATTTATATTCTTTAAATGGCTCTAAATCTTTGTAAACCGGATATTTGTGTATTTTTACAACCTCGATTGCGCGTTTATCATTTAATGATCCTGAAATATATTCAACTATAATTTTATGTAATTTAAAATACTCACAATACATTCGATTATTAATTGCTAAAAATACGCCCTTCATATCATCATATTCAATATCAATCAGTTTACTTTGAAAATGGAATGAGTCTAATCCAAAAACGAACATATCGTGTTTATTATTCTCTATAAATTCTGAATAAATTTGTCTAAGTTTATCAATACTACCTTGCAATATACCGAAAACATTTTTAACACTATTTCTTATCGTAATTATATTATTAAATTCAGTCTTTATTTTTTTAAGTTTTATTTCCATATTAAAATATAATATTAAAATTAAAATTAAAATTAAAATCGTAAATAAATATATAAATGGATAATCTAACGGAAGACAGCAATCAATTGGATATAATTCAACCTCATATTGAATGGACACCTGAACACGAGAATATTCTAATCGAATGGGCTGATAAAGCTATGTGTTATAGATGGTTGCATTCAAAATCAAATCTTATGTATGGTGCGTTAAACGCGTGGTATACTATACCAGTAATCATAATATCAACTTTAACCGGAACAGGAAATTTTGCTCAAGGAAGAATTCCAATTGAACATCAAAGCTTATTTGTAATGATTATTGGCGGGTTTAACCTTTTAGCTGGAATTATAACAACTATCCAACAATTTCTTAAAATTACACAACTAAATGAAGCACATAGAGTTAGTAGCATAGCGTGGGATAAGTTTTATAGAAATATTAGAATTGAACTTTCAAAACATCCGTCAGAGAGAATTGATCCTAAACAAATGTTAAAAATGAACAAAGAAGAATTTGATAGATTAAACGAAACTAGTCCTACCATACCAGAAAAAATAGTTAATCGTTTTAAACTCCACTTTTTAAACCACGATACATATGATAAAATTATAAAACCTGAAATTTGTGATATTTTAGTGCCTACTGCCGATTATAGAAATCCTTGGTATACTGAAGAAAATAGAGCGAAAGATTTTAATGAAAGTATGAAGGTTCAACTCGCCAAAGTAAACAAACAAAAAAAACAGAATGAAATGAATATTAAACAAGTACACGATTTTATTAAATTATTTAATGATTTAAATAATCGTAAACCAATGGAAACCGAAATTATCGACAATCTTAAAGAAAAAATTAATATTCAAACTATTAAAACAATTCTCGAGGAAAATAGGAGTATTTATATTAAAGTTAATCCAGAAGAAAATAATGTATTGTATAATATGGTTTAACGGTATGACAACATTCAACGAATGAACACGTATAATTTATATAATATACAAAATTATGTTATTATATAAATTATATTTTCGGATAGTCGCCTGGTAAAATTAAAATACATAATACGATAAAAATATAAAATAAAATATATACACCGTAACTATATTCGTTTACGCCATAAAAATTTAATATTTGTGATAAACTATAGAAAAATATAATAGATAGACCTATTAATGTTATTGGATTCATATAATATTATTTAAGATTATTTAATATTATTATATTCTAAACTATAGTATGCTATCTATAAACATAATTAAATTAATTAATGTTGTCTCCCAACATACTCTTGTCAATAAAATGACAACTTAGTGGAACTTGTTGGTGATAATCTTTCAATACAAACATGGGTGTATCATCTAAAAATGAGCCATCATCTAATTCTAATTTGCCTAAATAAACACTATCATAAGCGTTTGACCATATTCCATCGTGGTCAGAAATTCTTAATGTTAAAATCTCTTTTTTTATATTAAGTGTATCATCTTCTATTCTCTGTTGTTTAATTTCAGACTCGTCGTTGGGGTCATTTGGTGCGTTTTCGATGTATTTTGTTTTACCAACAAATAACGCGAACCGTATTATACCGCCTTTGTTATATTTACCATTTTTATCAGTTGTAACTAAATCATTATTCCAACCTCCTTGTATAATAGCGTTAGACAAATTGGTAAAATAAAAATATGGACCGACAATAGCCGATTTAGTTTTCGCACTCTCTCCAAACATCATAACAAAATTTCTGTTTTGTTCTGTTGATTTACCAACAAAACCGACTATAGGAATTTCATAAGGATGATTTTTATCATCGTACAAATAAATGAGCGAATCATTTTTTATAAAGAAAGATGAAACGGTAGTATCTATTTGAATATTACATATATTCTTATGATTTACTATTTCATCAATTAATCCAAATCTTACGTGGTTTGACGTGTAGGTTTCGTCAATTTTTATTTTACAATTAGTAATATCAACAAATAAATAAAGGTCGTCCATATATTCATAAAACCCATTAAATGATATATTTTTAGTAAATTCTTCAAAATTATCTATATTCAATATTCCAGATAAATAAACTTCGGAATATGGAATTAGACTATCTTTATCAAATAAAGTATAAATAGACAGGGTTGGAAGTTTTAATACTTTACCATCATTATTTACCAGTAAAAATTGCAGAAATGGTTTCTTTCCTTCGTTGTTAATAAAATAAACACATAAAACAATATTTATATACTGGTCCAACATTTTTAATGTTTCTATATTTTTTGATAAAACACTTTTAAGACCATAATAATAGTGGTTTGTTTCATCCATAATATAGTTATACTAATAATATTTATTTAAGTTTTTTACTCATTTATCTATTTTACGTTTAATAGTTTCTTTTATTTGTTCTTCGCGACAACTCATCACGTGTTTTGCAATATCTTCGGCTATATGTGTGTCTGTTTTATAGTAATTTTGCAATGCTAATAATAATGTTCTATCATTAATTGGTTTCTTAACTGTGCTTTTCTTATAAACAAGTGCTCCACCATTTATGTCAAAACAATCGATACTATTACTCTTCATAACGGTTACTAAATTCTCTGTCAATAATTTCTTTTTGGTCGTTCTCTCTTTTACATCAGCCTTTAACTGTGTTATTTCATTATCTATCTTTATCCATTCTTTAATGTTATTTACCAACTGTTCCTTTGCGTTATTAGTTGTATTATTTACTATTGTTTCTTTGTTTTCCATTATTTATTATCCATATTTAAATTTTAAATCTTAATTATTAAATATTATTTACCAATTTTAAGTGTCTCTGACACATATTTTCTGTTTTAATTGCACATCCGCAATACTTACCTTTATTAGACCCAAATTTCAATAAAGCAATACATCCTTGAATAGGTGTTTCAGTTGTTATAATGGATGGCCCCAGTATTACATTTTTAACGGCCTTTGTTTTAAGTAGCTTGGCGTCGTCTTTTAATTTCAGTTTTTCCTCTTTTATTTGTTGTTTTTTCAATGCTTTTGCTATTTTGGCGTCGTCTTTTATTTGTTGTTTTTCCTCTTTTATTTGTTGTTTTTTCAATGCTTTTGCTATTTTGGCTTCGTCTTTTATTTTTTGTTTTTGTTCTGCGTTATAATGGTTAATCATAATTATTTTATGATTATAACAATATGCATTATTGTCTCCAAATGTAATAGGCTGTAATGGGTTCGAATAATTATATATTTGAATTTTACTTGCATTAATATTACTTGAATGATGGTAGGAACATTGAGTATTAATTAAATATTTACTATTTGTATCTGTTTCGGGCTTACTTGGGTCATACATATCATTTGGATATTTATACATACATTTTTCATAAGTCTTAATGGGTTGTTTAAAATTTGGGTCGTAAAAATTTACACCATGTACTTTTGCTAAACCTAATTCTTCATAATATGGCAACAAAGTATCTTGTTTCTTTCGACAATACGGACATCTTATTTGACGTGTATTTAATCTACCAGTTTGAGTTTCCATTCCATTAAATTTTTGTTTATGATTTACAATATCTTTATAAATAGAATAATAATTAAACTTGTGTCCACATTTCATTATAACATGTTTATCTGTTAATGGTTTATTTGTAATCAAACAAATATTTTCAAAATCACTTATGGTATCTTCAATATCAAGTGATTTGTATAGTTCGGTATAAAAATCTATTCCTCCTTCTATTTTGTATTTTGTCATAATATATTATACTTTATGTAATATCTTTATATTTTTTATATTTAATTGATATATAATGTCGCCGCCAGAAGTTTGGGGTCCAGCCGTATGGACGTTATTTCATACACTCGCAGAAAAAATAAATCCAAACGCATATAACAATGTAATTCCTTCTTTATTCGGAATAATTGTGCAAATATGTAGAGTGTTGCCTTGTCCAGAATGTTCCAAAGACGCCAGTATTTTTTTAGCAAAAATTAATTTACAAGATTATAAAAATAAAACTGAATTTAAAAACATGCTTTATTTATTTCACAACTTTGTGAATTCTAAGAAAAAAAAACCTTTATACAATTATGCAAATATGGATAAATATTCAAATGCAAACCTTTTGCTTGTCGTTAATAATTTTATTAATAAATACAATACAAAAGGAAATATGAAATTGTTGGCCGAAACATTTCAGCGAAGTTTCGTTATTAAAAATTTTTTATCATGGTTTAAAACCTATAAATTAGCATTTATTCAACCAAGAATAGTAAATCCAATTCAAGAACAACCCTTATCTATAATTTCTCTAGAAAAAGATTTACCTGTAACTGAAAAACATTTTCTTTAGAAACTGACTTATTTGTATACAAGCCAAAATTTCACATTCTTACTATACCAATTATAATTCACTTACTAATTCTCCATTTGAATATAAAGAACATTTAAATGTTTGTTTACTTGGTTGATAACATATATCTTTGTTACTTGATATTTCATTGAAGAATAAATATTTACCCGACCCACCCACATACATAAGAGTTACAATTAAGGCAGCAGACGACGCACCGAGCAACACATTTAAAAACAATTCACTACTTTGAATTACACATTTCTTATAAAGTTTAATAAACAAATCCATAAAAAAGTATGTTAATAGAGAGATAAATACCCAATAATTAACAGAATCGTTGCTGAACATCGGGAAGGATAAGTACATTATTGTAAATGCGAAAACAAACGCACTAAATGATGGATTACCATATTTGCTATATTGTATTGATGTGCATATTGTTCTATCATTCACAATTGGGGTAGCACCAGACATCATATAAACATAATTTCTTACAACACAACATCCTATCAAAAATCCTAAATAAATCAAACCTTTGAAGTTTTGAAATATAAAAGATAATCCTGTTATACTTGTCGCAAGTATAACCGGAGAGAAAAATGAAAAAAAAACAACAATATTCATTGGTTGAAATAATTGAAGCGGTGATTCTGGCACACCTGCGTTCATACCTAATTTTTGGCTACTCATATAATAATTAATAATAATATATTTTTGATTATTATATTTATTCTTCAAAAACTAACTCAAATACTTCTTTAATAGTATTTACAGGGTGGAATATGATGTCTTCTAATAAGGAAGAATTTTTATATTTTTCTACAAATGTATTATAGTCCTTCATGTTTTCGACCGGAAACAATATTTCCTTAACGCCTGCCTTAATAGCACCTAATATCTTTAAATCTAATCCCCCTATTTCGGTTACATTTCCATTTAAACAAATTTCTCCAGTAATTGCTATATTATATTTAATTTTTCTCTCATTAAGAATACTATAAATAGCAGTTGTTATCGCGGTTCCGGCACTTGGCCCATCTTTTGGCGTGGCGCCCTCAGGACAATGTATATGAATACCATAATTATTTTTATCTCCAAACTTTTTTCTTATTAATTCTTTATCTAAATAATTAGTTAAATCCCATGCTAATGTTAAGGCGACATTCATTGACTCTTTCATTACATCTCCTTGCATTCCAGTAAGATGGAGAGAAAGAAATTGTTTGCTAGGTCGCCAACTCACTTGAATTGGTATTACTCCTCCATTTCCTAATGCGTTTGCCCACAAACCGTTAATAACCCCTATTCTACTTTCTGTATGAATTTTTGTATGTTTAATTTCACGTTTATCTTTAAAGTATTTAGTTTTAATATCATCAATACTAATTTGTATTGGTAATTCATATTCTTTATGATTGTTTTTTAATATATCTAAATTAATCTCTCCAATTATCTCAAAAAGAATCTCTTTTAGCTTTCTAACACCAGCTTCACACGTATATTCGTCTATAATAAACTTCAATACTCCTTCTTTAAAATTTATCATATCTTCAAGGCCAATTTTTTTATATATATCTGGTAAAATATGAGTATTACATATAATCAATTTATCCTCTAATGAGATATTACTGAATTTAATTCTATGAATTCGGTCCAGTAAAATTTTATCAATAGCTTCTACATCATTATAAGAGAGAATAAACAACGCTTTTGATAAATCTAAATCAATACCTGTAAAATATTTATCTTGAAAACAGTCATTTTGGGTGGAGTCTAACAAATGCGTTAATATGCCTACAATTTCCTTACCGTGTTCTGTTCGACTAATTTTATCAACCTCATCAATAAATATAATTGGGTTCATACACTTATTATCAATTAAAATTTGAACGATTGACCCCCAAGTGCTTCCTACATATGTGTAATTATGTCCGTGTAAAGTGCTTCCATTGCTATCTCCACCCATTTGAATCATCGCGAATGGTCTCGAATTACCGTTCGCGTCTTTTAAGCAATTTGATATACCTCGTTTAGCCAGAGAAGTTTTCCCGCATCCTGGTGGACCCTCAAACCCAAAACAGTATCCATCTTGCTCGCCATTAATCCATTGACCGATTATTCTCTCTATTTGGGTTTTTGCTTTATCGTGTCCGTATACGGCTTTATCTAGTGTTGCCTTTACTTCAATCATATAATTAGATATTTCTTTCATATTAGAATTAATTTGTTTAATATCATTTGTAATTTCAACTTTTGTAAGCATAGGATTTACATTTTCCAATGAATTAAATTCAACGATAATATCATTTATAATATTTTCATTTTCTCCTTCTCCTTCTTCAATAAAATAATCAATAATATTAATAGAACGTTCTAATAACCCTTCTTTATTTAAGTGATAAAATTTCGACCGTTGTTTATTATATTTCTTCAGTATTTTATCTAAAATTTTATTATTTAAAATTAATTTATCTCTATCTCCAACCAATAAATATTCTTTAATTTTTTCTAATTGTTGAGTTTTATTGGTCGTTCCATTATTCCCTTGAATGGTTTTAATATATTTTAAGATTTCGACATTTGTATATGTATGTTTTTCTTTTATTTCAGGAAATATTTTATCGATATTATATTTTTTATACATTTCTTTGAATTTATTTCTAACGTTATTCATAATATTAAGTACAGGTTCTCTCTTATAAACTCCAAAAGGTATTTTTAGCAATCCATCAAGATATTGACGAGCCTTGGATCCAGAATCTTCGGGTTTGGCTTTTATTTCTTTAAGTTTCATCATTGCTTTTTCTTTAATAGTGTCAGATGCATTTAGTAAACAAATTTGTTGTTCAAGTGGTATTTTGTTTATATCAAAATTGGATAAATCGTTTGTGTATTGTAGTGTTTTCTTTATGGCTTGTTTAAATGACTGTTTAATAGTCCAAGGGAAACTATCAAACAATATAGTTTGTTCCTTACTATCTACACTTCCGTTGACATCATTAGAGAGAAGGTCATATAACAAATAAGCTAAATATTGATTTTCATAGCTTGATGAATGGATTAATAATCCAATTAATGTATTTCTTTTGTTATATATGTCGTCTATTGTAAAATCTTTTACAGCATGTAAAGTTTGTTTTTGTTTTATAGAAATATATTGGGCTCTAATTTCTGAAAATTTACTATAAATTTCATGTTGATTATCATATATTAAATAATCTTTTAATGTTAACGATGAAATAAATTTATCAAATACGTCACTTTTAAAATCTGGAGAATCTGGAACAATATCTCTAACCATTTTTATTTTATTTGTTATGTATTTGTTATTTAAAAAATCTATAATAATATCATCAAGAACACCGGTTATTAATATACACTTTTTAAGTGTAACGGAATGTACATATAATTTAATACCATAAACCTTAATATGAAATTGTTTATATGTGGTTGACACGTCGGAGCAAGAAAAATTTAATAATTTCTCATCATATGTATCATATTGGTTTTTTTGTTCCTCTTTTTTTGATATGACTTTATAACTAATTGGATGAAAATATTTTTTAAGCAATTCAAATTTTTCCAACGCAGTTTCATCGCTTGTTATATTGTTATTGCCAAAGCATATTATTAATAAATCTTCTAAATTATCAGTACCATAATTTCTTAGTAAACCAGAAACTTCATTATTAATTAATTGTAAATTATTAATTAATTGTTCTGTTGATAAATTTATGTCAATCCTTGTTTGTTCTATTTTTTTACTTATGTCTTCTATTTTTTCTATACACGCGGTTACATCTCCAACTCCTAAAATATCCAAAATCTTATTTTTGTTAACATGAATTATAGTTTTTTGAATAATATCTTTAAAGAACCTAATCCTTTCTTCTATTTGTGGTAATACATCAAGAATAATTGGTGTATTTTGTTTACTCCCGTTTTTTTTTTCAGTCATTCTATAACATACAAATATAAATTTATATTTGTATAAATAGTTATCTAAACCAATATGCTTTAAATATTAAATTATGTTATTATATTTAACTTTAATATCTGCTAATAGGGATAATATTTATAATATTTTATAACGTATTAAACATAAATTACAATATTAAATAATTAGAATGGGAATCCCTAGTTATTTTTCTTA